TTCTAGTAACCGTAAAACTGCTTTCGCATATCAAGGAGATATGCCTTGAAAGATTCCGTACAATAATTCCATTCTTCCTGCGGTAGAAGGCCATAATCTCTGGAAAAGTTCTTCTTGCCTGCATTTTCCTTTGGATCTGCGAGGAAAAGTCTTTCCTTCTGGAAATCGGATTTCATGCGAACTGAAATCGTTTTATCAAGAAGCTTCTTCTTCGTCTCGAAGTATTCCTCCTGAATTCGAAGAAGGTCATCAGCCTGTCCCTGAGAAACTTTGACAGTTCCGACATAGAGCTTTCCATTGATGCGAATTCCTCCATCAGTCATATTTCTATCTATCACGATAGAAACAAGTTCGCTTTTCTCAAGCTTGACCTCAGGATCGGTTGAAACTGGTTTTGATTTTGCCATGAAATTTATTTGCCTAACTTCTTGCTAAGCTTCTCTGCATCTTTCATAGTTCGACCAGCATCTTCCTTCGCCTTCATCTCTTCTTTCAAAGCAGCGTCAAGTCTCGCGACAGCTTCCCTTCTTCGGTCCGAAGCCTTTGCAAGGAGATCTTTCTCAGCGATCTCCCTTTCCTGCGTTGCAATAAAGGCTTTAGTGATAGCGGTATCGATCTGCTTTATCTGCGCCTCAATTTCCTCATCGGAAAGAGTCGCATTATTAGAATGAACCGTGGCAGTAAAGCTGAGATTCTCAGAACCAAATTGTCTAAGAGCAGATATTTTGAACTCGTTTTTCTTTTCCATGTTGTGTTTTTGGGCTTATTTTCATAACCCCGATTATTTTTTAATGGCTTCCAGACTCTATCCCGAGGGTATAAACCCTCGGAAAGAGTCCAGAAACTTTTCCGAACTACGCTGTCGCTGCCTGCAATGTCGCTGAAACTTCTCCACGAACAATTCGATTGTTGTCGAGAATAACAGCAACACCTTCCCACTTCCATCCAACAGTCGAGCGCTGCTCGAGTGGATCGGATGTGTCCTGCACCCCGCCAGTGTGGATGTAGGTCTTGAGTCCGCCAGAGTATTCCGATACCGCGTAAGCGCCTTTGCCGTAGCAAATTACACCGTACACGTTCGTTCCTGCTGATCCTGCCGCTGCGTAAGTAGGCGAAAGAGTCGTCGAAATAACTCGCGCACCCTGCCAGTATCCAAGCTCTCCAGTAAAGAGATCACCTCGATTCTCGTTTGAAGGAGTAGGGCTTGAGTAGTTGACCGCAGAAATCCAGTTCGTATCCTGCCTAAGGTCCGCGATGACATCAGGATGGGCGACGAGAGCGTATGCGTTGCCGATGATAGGCATTGCTCCGAACTTCTCAACATTGTTGCGCTCGAGCCATCGAACGTAACGAGTGATGAGCTTCGAAGTAAGCACCATAGCCGAAGTAACAGTTGCTCGAGTTGAAACAGTACCGTCTCCGTAGACGACGTTAGTTCCGGCTGCTACCACATTCATGATAACAGTGTCGATCGTTTCCGATGACTGAACGCCGAGAACGTCCGAAGCGTCCTTAATCAAAGAACGGTCATAGAGGAATTCTGCGACGTCAGTGATGTAAGTAAAGTCTCCGTACTGGCTAAGGACAGCGGTAACGCTGTTCATAGTTAGGTTCGACCCTGATGGTGTGATGCCTTCGTTCAAAGGCGTCAATGCGAGCGCGAGACGATTGAATCCTCGGAAAATAACTGTATTAGAGTTAGATCCTTTGACCACAGGAGAAACCTTCGCGGTTTTGTACCACAAAAGTTTCTGTTTGAGGATATCAATCAGCTCCTTCATGACGATCTTTTGACCGACATCAATCGCTGAAAATAATGTTGCCATGATTAGTAATTTTAAGTTTTAGTAATTTAAGTAAGACTTTTCTCTCAACAAATGAAGTAACCTCAGGACTATTTGCCTGGGATTCCGAAATTGTTTGTGTAAGTAACCGTCAAGCTCGCTGTATCAAGAGCGGTCGTTCCTGGAACAAAAACCGCTGAGGTCTCATTCTTGATATAGACGTATCCGAGTTCTACCGAAGTAGGAAGCGGAGTATGAGCGATATCCGATTCCTGCGACTGCCTGTGCTTTGGGAAAGCATTTCCTGCAAGCCAGTAGAGACTTACTGTACCTGCTTCAGTAGGAAGAGAGTCGGCACAGAGGGTATAGATTCGGCACGAATTGGTGCTTACAGGCTGAGATCCGTTATCGAAATCAAGACTGCCCGCTACCGGACCGATTCCGCCTCCGAAACTAAGCTGATTTCCTACGATAGTAGGAAGCGCTCCTGCTCCGACTCCACCCGTGATAGGCCCAGGACGGGTTGCTAACGCAAGTGAAGGAGCATCGGCAGCCGCAATATACATGCTTCGGCCATTGACCTTGAAGAATGTAGTATTGGCGATCTTAACCAGTGCGCTTGCAGATCCGTGGATCGCAAGTCCTGGTGTGTTCAGACAATTATTTTCTGCTTGAACTGAATTTGCCATGATGTTTAATAATTTAAATTTGATAAGAAACTATTCTCGGGTTGAATCCAGCAGATCGTAGAGTTCATCCTTTGACATGTTTTCCGTATTGACCTTGCCACCCCGACTTATGTCCGATGGTTTATTTTCAATAGGCTTTATCTTATTGAGTGAGATGTCGGTTATTACTTCGCCAACCAGTGCCTTGAGGGACTGACCAGGGTTTCGTATGAAGGTCTTCTTAAGATCACTCTTATAGTCTGCAAGACCTTCGATCTTCTCGTACTTAGCGAACTCCTGTTCGAACTTCGCTTCGTTGTTTGCTCGTTCTATAGGCGACAAGGTTGTCGAAATTTCTCCCTTGATGACACTATAGAATTTCTGCAAAAGTTTTCGAGAAGGCTCATCTTCCACCGCATTAAGAAATTCATCAACGTTATTGAATTCAGGAGCGTTTTCGTCTTTTTCCTCGGGGGTTTCATCCTGGGGCTTTTCATCCGCAGGCTTCTCCGCCAATTCCTTGACTTTCGCTGCCAAATCCCTGATACGTTTCTGAGCTTTTGGATGAAGCTTGGAAATTTCTTCCTCGCTCAATTCCGCATTCTCATCTTCGCCCTCTTTTTTCTCCTGAGGTTCAGGCTTCTTTTCTTCCTCTTCGCCTTCCTTTTTTTCGGGTTCTTGGTCGGACGCCGCCGGAGAGTCTCCCTCATCTCCTGATTCGTTGTCGCCATCCTTGAGAGTTTTCGCAAGTTCAGCGTACAAATCTTCGCCTTCGTTTTCTTTTTTAGACATTTTATTTCGAGCGTATTTGAATACCCTCTTAATTAGTTTGTAACCTATGCCTTATTCAGGCAAAATTCTCGCAATTTCAGCTTCGAGCATCTGACTCATACTTTTCGTATCAGCGACGCTGAGCAAAGCTAATAATGTTTGAATTTTTAAATCATCTTTCACCATATCTTTGATCCTTATCTGAAGTTCGGAACGGATCTTCTTCTCCATAACCTTCCATCCTGATGTAGCTTTCATCTCATTGATCTGAGCAATTTCCTTATCAACAAAAAGCATAGACTTAATAAACTCCTGAGATTCAAGATCATAGTCCTTGCTTTCAGCAGCTAAGCGCTCCAGATCGGTCAATTCCTTTTTTTCTTCTTTTTTTTGTTTCTTAGGCATAAATTTAAGGTTTTATTGCAGGAGCAACGTTAGACTGCGCCTCTTTCTGTGTCGCGCTTAGCAAAGCGGTTGCATCCGTAGGAGCGGCACCATTAGCAGGAGCAGCCGGAGCAGCCGGAGCGACTGGCGCAGCAGAAGAATCAGTACCCTGAGTAGACGGCTGTTCTTCTGCGGTAAACCATGACTGAAGCTCATCTGGATCGATATCAAAAGTCTTAGCCACCGAGCGTCTGAGCGCGAGCTGACCTGGAACTTTCGGATCATCCTTAAATATTTCATAAAGATCCATTTTGGCCTTCTGCTTGATTGCCTTGTTAGCGACAGAACTTTCAGCAGGAGAAGCTTTAGCAACAAGCTTTACTCCCTGAAAATTCTTTCTGGTAACATCTTCAATCGTCAAATTATTGAAACCGAATATTTTTACTTTACGGGGCTTTGTGAGCTTCTCCGAAGTGATATCAGCCATGAGCTGATAAAGTTCCTGGCACGCATTGGTAGCGTTGCGCTTCATTGTCGCAACTTTCTGATCGATCTCAGCATTAAGCTGAGCCTGTTTTGTTACCGAAGTCTTTCCGCCCTTACTTTGAGCCGGAGGATTATTCAATCCTGAAGCACTGTCAGCAAAACCTTTGATTACCTGCATCGTTTCAACAGCAGAAGAAATTTCAGGAACTTCAGGCGTATAAATCTTATCCTTAATGCTCTGACCAGGACCAACCGTAACAGGTGTTATTCCCAAAGGACGCGGAACTATAGAGCTTTGCTTTAATCCTGAATCAGAAGCGACAAAAGACATCGCAAAATTTCTATAAGTATTATTATCAATCATCTGATTGACATTAACATCGACAGCCATATTTGGATCGCGGTAAATGTCGCCCACAGACATGCACCAAAACGTGATTCCGCGCTGATAAGTTCCCCATGAAATGAAAGGCGGACGCTTAAGACCGAAATTAGAAGCCGGTTCGCAGCTCAAAACATACAAATCATTTGCGACAACAACTCGATATAGTACAGACTCCGTCTTTTTCTTGTTAGATAGATAAGTCCACCATTCCGTAAGATTGGCGACATCAGAGCCGTATTGAGTAGTATTTGCAAGGCCCATTTGAGCCATTCGCAGATTCTTCGCAGATTCTTCGCTCGAATTTGTCGTCTGAGTATCCTGTGGAATCTCATTTTCTTTGAGCATCTTCAAAGATTCCATATCGTATTCCATCTCTTCAGCTTCCTCATAAAGCTCCTCGATCGTCTTGTATATAAATTGCTGTCCCTGATAAAGAGCATCCTTCGTATTCTTAGCGAGCGGAGATATCAAATAAGCGAGAGTATCAACAAGCTCGACAGTATTTTTATCGTTGCCAGGAATGACTTTATAAATAGTTCGTCCATAAATTCCTGCTTCGATCTTTGACTGATCGTACATGTCTTCCCAAGAAGAATCTTCCAAATCCTCCATGACGACATGCTTCATAATATGAGAAGCGTTCTCATCACCTTCCGGAACAGTGTCATACTTTACATCTGGATTCATACCAAGCTTTGCAGACATATTCCAAATTCCCTCGAATACCACAGGAGAATGAAGGTTCGATCGGGTCAAGAGTGTTTTTTGAACGACACCGTTGTATTGCTCCTCGGTCCTGATCCACTGATTTATTTTCGTCTGCCTCAGTTTGACGGCAAAATCTTTTTCTTTTTGATACTGCTTAAGAACCTTACCTTTATTTTTTATAACATTCGCATATTCGGGAGTTTGTTTCTCAGGAGATTGTGTTGTTTGTTTTGGTTGCTTAGGCATTTTGAACAAAGTATACAGTCAAGCTTTTTTATTCACAATGTGGATAAAAAATATCCGAATGCTTATTCGGATTTTTGGACGATATGGATTGCAAATTTATCGAATATAATATCGAGCTTTTCAAAAGAAACCTCAGGGAATTCCTTTGAAACGAAAACGACCAGATCGTTAAAAGTCCTTATGCCGCTTGAATAATAGACCCAAAGTTCTTTCATACTGCCCTTAATCATATCACTCTAGATATCCAGTACGATCGTTCACGTGCATCTCACTTGCCACTTGCCTCATTCTTGAGACAGGCTTTTCCGGAGCAACCACTATCTGATCCTGATAAGCCTCCGCATCAACCTGATCGTCATAATTTCCCTTTGGAAAACGAGCCTGTTCGTCCTCAAGCGTTTCGCATTCCCCGACAATGTGGAATATCTTTCCCGCTTCATAGCGCGGAAGAAGACCTCTGATTCGCAATTCCTTATTGGTGCCATGATGTTTAAGTCCATAGATCACAGGGAATACGTTGCGCTTTATCATCTCGAGCTTCAAAAAAGGATAAACCGCATCCGTGTAGGTAGTCTCTTCGATACCGATAGATTGCGGCGAATAAAGCTTCCAAAGATCGAATATATGGTCAATAAGCTTTGCTGAATTCATGCGTTTGCGCGATGACTTTACATACCAAACATTTTCATCGTCGACACGATTGATGCACGTTCCTGTATAGTCAGAATTATCTTTTTCCTTGACTGCCGGATCGATAGTGATGAAACAGTTAGTATTTTTTGCTCTGACTTCTGCCTCAGTAATATACTTATACATCGTCTTCGTAAATTCTTGCGTCTCTGAATTTATTGGATTTTGCTGATAAAGCGCAGCAAATTCAAACATACCGATTTCCTGTTTCGTCTTTTCAATATTGGTTTTATCAAATTGCGCGGACCAAAGAACGTCCCCCTTCTTTCGATTTTCTTCGTCCTCTTCAGCGATGGCAGGCAATGAAATAACTTCCCAATCTTCGCCAGTTTCACCCGACAGAATCATGCCGATAAGATCATCGTCGCACCAACGAGTTGCCATAATAATAATTGCACCAGAAGGCGACAGACGAGTACGCGCCGTCGACTTGTACCATTTATAAATATTATCCTTCTCGATCTTGCTCTCTGCCTGCTTACGGTTTTTAAGCGGGTCATCAATAATCAAAAAATCAGCTCCCTTTCCGGTAACAGATCCGCCTATGCCCACAGCATTATATTTTCCTCGCCCATTCGTAGACCATACTGATTTGCTCTGAGAATCTTCCGCAAGCGTAGTAGTAAATATATTCCGGTATTCCGGCGATGCCACAATATTCCTTGCTTCGCGGCCGAATTCGGACGAAAGTTCGTCTCCGTAAGACGTTTGAATGACGCTCTTATCTTTATTGCGCCCAAAGATCCACGGAGGGAAATGAACGGACACCATTTCAGACTTAGAATGACGCGGCGGAAGACAAATTATAAGACGCTTTAATTTTCCTTCCTCGACACGCTGAAGAGCATCGGCTACCTTTTCATGGTGCCACGATACTTTGAACCACGGAGAAATATAGGAAATGAAATCGAGAAAACATCGCTTCGAAAGAACTCTTCTCGAAAGCTCAATTTCCGCTTGCTGTTCCTGAATTTCTTCTGGCGACAATTTTTCTAAGTTCTTGAGTTGACATTTCTTCATATTCACCAAAGTCTACATGACCATGCAAAATCTTGTTAGCCGCGTATGATCCATGAATTTTGAAAATCTGATCTGTTGCCCTTAAACGGGTATCACCTCCTTCAAGTGGATTTTCCATTATTTCTACTACAACTTTTTTTGCAGAATCAGGATCGAAACCTAGTATCTTTAATTCTTCTTGAACACCTTTG